AATTGATCTGGAGTACAACATTGAAACAATGCGCATTACTGACGAAGGCGGAGAAGATGGAGACACATATTCAAAGAAACCCTCAGCGTCGATCATGGATTCGATCAAAGCCCGCAGTCAAGTTAGCCAGTCTACTGAAAGTTCAAACACCCCACCATGGGAAAGCCCGACCCCTGGTTTAGATACAGCCAAAGTGTCGGGCGATGTGCAAAGTGCCAAGCTCAAACAACTGCTGGGCAAGATCAAAACTGGTTAAGCTACTGTGGTCACAGCGGTCCAAGTTGTTGAACCATTGGTGTTGACATACATGCGATCGTTTGTGGTGGTGCCATCACTGCGCAAATACAATGATCCTTTGGCAGCACTCAATGTAGGCGCACCTGAACCAAAGAAAATACCAAAGTTAGCAGTGCTGGAGAATTTGTAACCAGCACCTGTTGTGCCACCCGTAGGAATAGCAGTGCCTGACAATACCACAGCATTGCCCACAGCAGACAACACAGCACTGGATAATATGTTACCGCCAGTAATGTTGCCAGTTGCGGTTATCAATCCTGCCGTTGAAACATTACCACCAATTACATTGCCTGTGGCTGAGGTCAGTCCAGCAGTGTTGATATTGCCACCAGTGATGTTGCCTGTGACTGACACTGTGGTGCCTGTGTGTGTGGTAGCGTTGACGTTGGCCGCACCAGTGATATTACCACCAGTGATATTGCCCGTAGCTGAAATCAAACCTGCTGTGCGCAAGTTACCGCCTTGCACGTTGCCAGTAGCACTGACAATACCAGCATTGACATTGCCGCCAATTACGTTGCCTGTGACTGATACTAGGCCAGCAGTGTTGATGTTGCCACCCACAACGTTACCGGTGGCAGTTACAGAGCTCACAGAAATGTCGGTTAACGTGACATTGCCAAAGATATCTCCAGTCACATACAAGTTGCCACCAATGCCTACACCACCTGCCACAGTTAACGCACCTGTAACAGCACTGGTAGTTGCAGTAGTATCAGCAATGGTCACACTGTTGGTATAGTAGCTCAATGGACGATTGTAATCAAACAAGGTGATTATTGTGCCTTGATCGTATGTAAGGAAACCAAATTCGTATGTGCCAGCGGCTGCAAATGTAATAACATTGCCGCTGTAACCTTGTATACCTGTAGTGCCCAAGCTGACGTTTGCTGGTAAAGTCAGTGTGCGTCCTGGAGTATCCACAGTGATAATTAGTCGCACAATGCCCACACTGCCAGCTGCTGGCCAAGTGGCAGTGGTAAAGCTAATGCTGATGTTGCCGCCCATCACGATGGTTTGCACATGTCCAGCACTGCAATCCACAGTGATTGCTCCTGTGGTGTTGGCAATCTGCACTAGTGTGCCTGAAAATCCTTGGATTTTGGCATTGTAGATCAGGTTATTGGCCATGTTGTTGTCCAGGGTGGTTCCTGTTAACGCGGCTTTAAACACACCTTTTGATTGCAGATCATCTATTTCAGTTTCTGCAAATTGAAAATTTGTCTTGATTGCTGTGAAGTTATCGCGCATGCCCTGTGTGTTATTGGGCACGCCGGCAATAGGGTAATTGCCATCTATGGTAGCGGGGTTGATCTGGCTGGTCATACTGTTTCCTTGTATTAGATATTTATTGCAACAGCATTTCCACTAAATAATCCAAAGGCCCGTGAATAAATGCAAAAGAAGACACGTAGCATCTTAGAAGAGCTAGATAACTTGTACGTAGAGCGTGATCGCCGATTGGTGATTGAAACTCGCGCCAGCAACATTATCGAATCAGCTATTAGATTGCTAGAACAAATAGAAGCTGAATATCCAGCTGACCAAGCTGAAAATCTGCAACGCAAATTGCTCAATGCTATCCGTCACAGAGACACAGGCAAATTTGAACGTTCAGTAAGGAGAACTCATGCAGATCTTTGAAATCACACAGCCTCTAAAGCGCACTCTCAAAGAGCTTGATTTCGGCCAACCACCACCCAAGAAAAACTACGGCACTAATGTGGGCCCAGGTGTGCAACCGCAATACACTGCTACGCCCAGAATGAAAAGCACTGCACAATCGGGAGCCGCACCAAGATTACCCGCACCAAGCACCAGTTTGGCAACAGCGGCTGCACCTGCTCCCGAACTGCAAACAATAGATGCACCTGCGCAGTTGCCTGGACCAAAGCCTAACACAACAAAACAACTTGGCACAAATTATGATCCCAATGTGATTGACGTTGATGCCAAGGTTAAACCAGCACCAGCCGCACAGGCAGCATTGCCAGCACCAGCTGTGCCAGCTCAGCCAACAGCGGCAGCACCTGCGGCAGCTCCAGCACCAGTAACTGAACCGGCGGCAGCACCAGCACCAGAAACTAACAAAATTAAACAAACACCTAACAAAGCAGAAAAAGTCGACATTGGTGGTTCAATAGTACGAGCCATGAGAAGATACAATGCCAATCAAGCCGGATTGGGGTGGTTGAATCCAGACGAACGTAACAATCCAAACAACGTACAAGCAGACAAAGAAGGCAAGATTACAATAAATGGCAAACCATACAATGCCAATGATCCGGCTCATGTAAAGGCCTACAAAGAGTATCTAGATCTTGCAGCCGGTAATGCACCGGCACAAGCACCACCTGCTCCTCCAGCAGCACCACCTGCTCCTCCAGCAGCACCACCTGCTCCTCCAGCTGGCACACCTGAGGCAGAACCTTCTGGCGTAGAACAGGCGCTGATAAAGTTGGGGTTTTCTCCTCAACAGGCTGCAATAACAGCTAAAAAAGTGCCACCGGGGATGTCTGAACAAGATGCTATAAAATTAGCACTCTCGGGTAGACTCAGAGAATCCTTGACCTGGAGTCGAGGATTTGATCCAGGCCGAATATTATACAACAAAATGAAATCACAACGATGAAAAGTCTACGCACACTACTAGAAGGCGGCAATGTATTCAAGGATGCAGAAGGTCAGTCACTCACAGGTCGCATCAATCAAAGCGATGTGCCTGCTACTGTGGCCTGGATTGAGCAGCTCACAGGACTAGAATTTCCCCGGGACCGTTGGTTGGGTAGCACAGGCAAAGCACCCACGTCAGGCGACATGGATTTGGCAGTGGATACCAGCGAAATCTCCAAGGACCAGTTGGCAGCCCGACTCATGCAGTGGATCGTGAGTCACAAACTGCCGCCTGCTGAATGGATCAAAAAAGGTGGCGAAGTTCACTTGCGAACACCCATACAAGGACGTCCTGAACTGGGTTATGTGCAAACAGACTTCATGTTCTTTCCCAACCTAGACTGGGGCACATTCTTCTACTCAGGTGGCGAAGACTCTGCATACAAAGGCATGAACCGTAATGTGTTGATGTCGAGCATTGCCAAACAGCTGGGACTCAAAGTGGGCGCCAATGGCATGTTCAGTCGTACTACCAATCAACTGGTGGACGGCGGCATGGATCCTGACTACGTGGCCCGAGCCTTGTTGGGACCAAGAGCCACTAAAGAGAATTTAAAAAACGTAGAAACTATTTTTGCCGCACTAGCCAAGGACAAGGACAAAGAAGCCAAGGTCCGAGACTTCCGTGAATATCTAACTCGTGAAGGCCTGCAACAACCTGACGCCGTGAAAGAAGATGCTGACATTTATTTTCTAGCACGACTACGTGATAGAATTGTAAACCAAGGCATGCAGCCTTTGGTAGAACGTGAATCAGCAAACCCTTATCAGATCTACGAAGCCGAAGAAGCTGGTGTTGGTGGCAAAGCCAAGGGCATTGAACACCTGGAAGATTATGTGTTCCGTAACGGATTGCCTGGAGTGACCAAGGCCTTGCAAATTGTGCAGGCGGCAGCAGAGTCGCCAGCCAAAACTACCACTGTAAAGTGGGATGGCAAACCTGCTGTGATATTTGGCCGTAAACCAGAAACTGGCGAGTTTGTGCTCACAGACGGGTCAGGGTTTGAAGCCAAAGGCTATGACGGCTTGGCCACCAGTCCTAGGATGATGGCTGACATACAACGCAACCGTTCAGGCGCTAGAGATGAACTGATCCAACTGTATGCCACGCTGTGGCCCAAGCTGGAAGCAGCTACTCCGCAAAACTTTCGCGGCTATGTCAAAGGCGACTTGTTGTATACATCAACCCCGCCACTGGAAGCTGGCAACTATGTGTTCAAGCCCAATACCGTGCAGTATCGTATTCCTGCAAAAACTGCTTTGGGCAAGCGCATCGGCGCCAGCACTACAGGCATAGCCATGCACTCCATGTATGCAGATGCAGGAGATGCACGTCAACCCTTGAGTGGTGTGCGCTTTAACGAAGTGCCTGGCCTGCTGTTGATTGAACCCATTGGCGGCAAAGAAATTGCGCCCGATGCTGGCCTGATCAAACAAATCAAATCTGTGGCCAACAGTGGGGATGGTCGTGCCATTGCCACCTTGTTCAACCCTGCCGAACTGCGAGCACAACAGATCACAGATCTAGCCAAACTGTGTGTGGACTACATCAATTTTAGAATCAAACAGCCCAGCGGAAACTTCGACGACTTGTTGCCGGGATTTGGCGAGTGGCTACAGACCAAGGTCACGCCCAAGAAATTTGCCAACATTGTGGAATACTTGAACAGTCCAGCCAGCAATGCAGGTGCGCTGTCAGCAGCATTTACTTTGTTCTTGTTGTTGCATGACTTGAAACTGGACATACTGCGCCAGCTGGATTTGAAAGATCCTGGACACGAGGGCTGGGTCATGGCCACCCCTGCAGGCTATGCCAAAGCAGTAAATAGATTTGACTTTACAGCAAGAAATGCGGCACAAAATAATCCTCAACCGGCATGATTTTTACCGATTGTATAAATAAAAGCAGGTCCACCGAGACCACTTAACTTAAAGGAAATTATCATGGCAGTTTTTACAAAAACAAATGGAACTACACAACCAGTATTTGCACTGGACGTTGCTAACGGCAGTATCTCTGGAACAGCCAACGTTGCGGCCCAAGGCCCAGTTCAAATGGCAGGTCCAAAACTGGACTTCTTCTCATTGACAGCCAACGCTGCCCTTACCAATGCTGGTAATGTCAACGGCTACTTGAACAATGTGTTGCAAGCTATCCAGTCTGGTGCAGGCATCGCAAGTGGCGGCGCAGGCGGCACAATCGCTATGTACCAAGCAGGTGCAACAGCTGGCACTATCAGTATTGCTATCTACCCCACAGGCGCTTACACCACTGCTACCTTGGTTGCCGCTGCTCAAACAGCCAACGCCACAGGCGGTTTGAACATTGGTATCCCAACTGGCAACGTCAGCGCAACTGCAAGCTTCACAACAGTTTAATCTAACACGGATTAACACCAACCCCGGACGTAAAAAATCCGGGGTTTCCTTTTGGCATTAAATATGCACATAATGAAAGTCTTGTGCCGCACCCTTTTTGATTGTACCTTCACTGGTGTCACAGGACATTTCCGTGCCCAACAACTGCCGTATACTACCAAGAGTGGATTGCGACTGGAAACCATAGAAGATTGGAATCGTGCCAGAAATCAACAACGCAACTGGGAAAGCCTGTTGCAGATTGCCAGTTTACGGACACAACCCATGAATGTTGTGTATCCTACCAAGCACAAAGATGGCTGGCACTTTGAATTTGAAGTAGAAGCTGAGGGGGTACTCAGCAGTGAATTTGGCAGCGATGACCTGGCCGGGCTAGTAGGTGATTGCGAAGGCGTGCCCATGGTCACCGGACTAAATGAAGCAGAAGCAATCACAGCAACACTGCATGCTCAAGGAGCCAATCAAAACATTTGGTTTACCGCCATAAATAACGCATTGGAGCCCCATAATGGTTGATACCACCGACATTGAAAAGAAAAGTCTTGAAGCCCACGTTGAGCTGTGTGCCGAACGATACCGCATGCTGGAACTCAAAATAGAAACAGTGGAACAAGAAGTTGGCGAAGTCAAACACATGGTGACAGAAGTGCATGGCATTGTGCGCCAAATGGGCGAAAAACGCAATGACCAACTGATTGCCTGGGGCATAGGCATCATTGGCGTGCTGCTGGGCATTGTGGGGTGGCTCACAGCTCATTACATCAAAACACTATGACTCGTGATCAAAAATTAGAACGCTTTGCCGAGCGTGAACTCAAGCGTGTTTACACTGAACTCATCATTGATGATGAACAAGGTGGCTATGTGGCATTTGGGCGTTATCATTTGCGTCCTGAAAATTCAGGCTTTGCTGTATATCACAATGATGATCTAGTGAGCGCATTCAGCAGTAAAAAAACTGCCATGAGTTGGTGCGTGGCAGATCACCTGCAACAATACCGACTAGCACAAAATATTCGCATACTAGACAACAAAAAACAAACACTGACCGCTGACATCTATTGCCGCCGTGGGCAAGCAGATTGTAGTACGAGACCCGACTTTCGTGAAATGGTGCGCACCAAACTTGCGCCTAAAATTGAAAACCTTACCCTGCTGAATCAAGAACTTGAAAAATGTTTAAATTCGGCTAAATATCTACAACTAAGAGGATTTGCCAAATGAAATTAACCGAACTGGCCACACCAAAAAAGAGCCGCCAAGTAGCCAAAGTATTTGAAAGTTACTTCGGGACCAAAATGCCTGTGAACAAGCTCACAGTGCGAGAAGCACAGGTCATGCTAAAACGTGTGCGCGGTGTGATTGCTGAACATCAGCGTAGCACAACCCGTCACACCAGTGAACGCAATCCTGCCTATCTCAAACTTGTGATGATGGAACAAGCATTAACGGCCAGAGTCAGTGAAGACATGGTTCCGCCAGCAGCCGCAGCACCAAAACCCGGTGCACCAGCAGCCGGCGCTGCGCCAGCAACGCCTGATCCAGCAGCCGCAGCCAAACT